TGCTCTTCCGATCTATAGACTTCGGCCAACGTCCCACTGACGAACTGAAAAGGTCCGACAGCCGAAGACGAGGGGTTCTTGCCAGTCCCCTCATGGTCTCCGATCAGATCGGCCCAGTAGTCAACGTCAGGAAGATCGGCGGTCGAGGCTTGGGGTTCTTCGGCAGCAGTTTCGTCAGCGTTAGGTTCTTCACCCTTAGGCTTACCAATATCGACGCCGAGATACTTGCTCAGGAGTGCGTTCAGATCGTCGCTCTCCTTCGGCTCAGGGAGATAATTGCCGAGTTGAGCAGCCGCCAGCGGAGCGGGACGAACGGCGTTGTAAGCCCCTTCGACGGCCTTGGTGGCTGCTACAGCAGGACGAGACAGGGTGCCGATCCCATGAGCAAACTCACCGACCAGCCTGGGGGACGAAGCGGCAAGTGCAGGAGCGCCAAGCCAAGGAACGCCAGTCGATCCGGCGTAAGTTAGAGCGCCGAGCCCTGACATGGTTCCTCGCAGACCAAGGGGTAGGGCAGGTTCCAACGCTCGACCAGCGAGCATGGCCTTCAGGTCATGAGCACCGTTGTCTTCGAGGACTTGACCGAGTTTGGCATTCCTACCAAAGCCTGAGGACGAATCGTCTTTGAGGATCGTCATCAGTTTGCGGAGAGTCGTGTTGATCGCAGCCTTCTTGCCGACAGCGAGACTCTTGTCCAAATCCTCAAGAAGATTGCTGGCAGTCTCGTAGGACTCCATAGCCTTAGCATAGGCGGGAGCCTGCTTGGCGATCTCACCCGTGATCGCTACACGAACCTGCTTGGCAGCGTTACGAGCGGGAGAGTTGATCTCAAGCCCCTGCTCGATATTGCTGATACCTTTTTTCAGAGCATCAACACCCTCAACACTGTGATATTCGGCAGGATCAGAATTGGCCCAATCATCAACGAAGGCGTCGATCTTACCCCAAGCCGAGTCGGCGCTAGGATCAATGCGCTTACCCTTGAACTCCCCGCGATTCTTCACATCCGCGACGGCTTGTTGAATCGGAGCGAAGTCGATAGGGGTCGCTGAGGCAGCGCCCTGACCCTTCGCAACATTCATTTCCTCAAGGTATTTTGCCTGACGGTCGGCACGGATTTTATCAACCCCCGCCCGAGCTTCGTCGATCAGGTTCTCGATAGGGGCGCTACCCCGCATCTGACCCGTAAAGGCCTTCGCAGACTTCCCGCCCTTAACGCCGGTCTCGTAGGCCGTTCTGACAATGGCCGGGGATGTGGTTGAGGTGAAACCCAACAGCGGAGCCGCTAGAGCGCCTGCGCCACGGGGAAGCGCCTTTGCAACTCGACCCGTTGCAGCGAGGGGGTCGATAGCCTTAGAGGCGGTCTCCATGACTTGACCGACCTTACCGACAGTGCCACCCACTTTGGAAAGCACAGAACCTGGAGCGCCGACAACGAGAGAAGCGTCGGCGGCAAAGCCTACCGGGTCTTCGATGATGGTCCGCTTCAGGGCGGCGGGACTACCGTATCGCTCAATTTGATATTTCGCAGCCAAGTCAGCCGTGCTCGTGTCGATTCTAGGGGCCGATCCCTGAAGTTCCTTCGGAGACATGTCTCGGACATGCTGCATAGCTCCGGCCAGAACATTGCCCGCAGATTTGGCAGTCTGAATCGGATGAAGGATTGCCTCAGCAGTGTCGCGGGCCAGACCCATAGCACTGCGAGGAATGTTCGACGGGAGGTCGGACCACTTCGGTTTACGCTTACCCTCGACGCGAACCTCTGCAACCTCCACCGCCTCATCGGCAACGGGGCGCGTAAGTTTCTCGGACTTCACCTCAGGGGCGGACTTCCACGAGGGTTCAGCGACTACCGGAGCGTCTTTCCAGCCCATCAGGGTTTCGTCCTTTTCACACCATCGGGTCCGACAAAGATCGTCCCCTTCGGCAGTTTGGCGTAATCGGCGTCGCTGGCGATCTTCACGGGAGCCGACGCAGAAGCCTGAGGTGCTGACTTCTGGGTGGGACGAGTTAGAGCGCCGCCCTTGGGCTTAGGTTTCGGCTTGCCCGCCGCAGCACCGACACTGGCTGGCTGAATGTTATACTCAGTCAGATCGATAGGCTCATGACCACGGCTGGTGAGCATGTCATTTAGAGACTTGCCCTTCAACTGCGCCGCTCGTTGATTTAACGTCTCGATGCGCTTTAGATTGGCGACAACTGTCTTTTCGGAACTGAGAGAACCAAACATTTCGTCCCAAGCGCGTTTGGCGTCAGGCTCGGTCTGAACGCCCTTGTTGAGACGAAGGCTGTCATTCCGAAGTCTCTCAAGAGTGCTTCGGAATGTGGCGTATTTGGCAGTTTCCTCGTTACCAATTCCGAGCGCGTTGGCTCCCCCGGATGTGAGGTTGCCTAACAGACTCAAGTTTATGCGCCCCTTATCGATGTCATCGGCAAGAGACGCAGTGTCGGCGCTCACACCGCCAAGAACCGAGAGTTCGTCAAGGGCATCGAGTTTGCGCTTCTCAAGTTGGGGAGACAGAAGGCCAGACGCTTCGCCGGTATAGGGTTTGAACTCACCGCTGCTGCTGACTTGTCCCTTAACCCCGTTTCGAGTCTCCTCACGCCAAGTGTCCTTGCTGCTCGGCATCCCCTCGACAGGGACATACTCAGGGGCCTGACCTGGAAGGATTCTTAGATAGCCGTTGGCGACTTGTTGGTATTTCGGAACACCCGCCCTGAGCGCCTGCTCCTGCAAGTCCAGAGACTTCAGGTCATACTTCGACCCAAGTTCGGCAAGGTCCTGATCGCGCTCGAACTGGTTCTTTGCAAGGCTCGTATCAAACTCACGTTGAGCCTTGCGGGTCTCGCCAAGAGTCTGAGACACATTGCCGAGCGTCTCACCGAACGAGCCAGTCTTGGTGGGCTGGGCCAATGCGCTCGCAAGTGAGAACCACATCTCCGACTTGGACGGACGTGACTTCTCAAGGGTCTGGGCAATAGCGTCCCAAGACTTGTTGCGATTGGCGATCTCACGCTCGCGCATGACGGAGAACTGCTTTTGCAGCGAGCCCAGAGCGCCAGGATCGTAGGTTTCGGTATCATCTTCCGGGTCAGGAGTCGCAGCGCCGGTCAGAGTATCAAGAGCCATTGGCGATCTCCTTAAGGGGTCGTGAGACCTTTGAGAGTGCTCAGACCCGACAGGATCGTAGCAATCGTCGAAGGTCCAGTGGACCCACTGTTCACGGCCTCGATGCCGCTGCTCATCTGACCCTTCGGCACAGCGCCAGCAACGCCCTGAAGCGTTCCGGTCAGTGCGTTAAGTTGGGTCTGCGGGTTGGCCTGCTGCTTCAGGAAGTCCTGGTAGGCAACGTCGAGGTTCTGCTGGTTCAGAGCCTGTTGCTGCTGACCCACACCCTGTAGAGCCGAAAGGCCAGTCACGCCCATGCGCTGCTGCTGTTCGGCCATGTTCCCGTAGGTCTGACCCAGATTGGCGAGGTTCGTGCCAGCCGACAGTAACGCCTGCTGCTGGTTCTGCCCCAAGTTCCCGGCAGTTCCGGCCAGTTGAGCCTGACGGTTCAGATCGTTCTGAGCGATGTCGGCGGCTTGGGTGTAGCCCTGTTGCAGAGCTTGGGTCTGTTGAGCAAGCGTGCTCTCTGACGTGTCACGCAGAGCCCGACCAATCATCTCCGCTTGGCGAGAACCGCCGAACTGACCAGCACCGACGAAACGGTCGGAAATCTCGGGCAGGAACTTCTCACGCAGATTGCGGGCGGCTACGTCACCGATGCGGTCAACGACCTGATTGGTGTAGGGGTTCATGTAGCTGCCAACCTGACCGGCAGTCGATTGACCGGCTTGGTTCAGGTAGGGCTGCGCCATGTTAACCCCAGTGGGGTTCGTGCTCTGAGAAATGTTCTGAGCGCCCTGTTGCAGATAGGGCTGGGCTTGGGTCAGAGCACCTTGAGCATTGGCGACATTACCTGCCTGAGCGAATGCCTGCTTCTGCTGGTCCGTGAACCCTGCGACCCGAGGACCCTGGTAGGTCACATACGGGTTGTTAGCCACCGCCTGCTGATTAGCAAGGATGTCCATCGCATAGTTCGTATACCAGTCGGGAAGAACCGTCTCCGTGGTGTTGGAGGTCGGAACCGTCGAGATCGACGACTTGCCGTCATTGAGCAGGCTGGAAAGGGTCATTAGCTACGGCCTCCGGCCATATACGCTTCAGGCGACTTAGCATTAGCAGAAAACTTGCCGGATGCCAATTTCTGACCCTTGTGCTTGCGGATGTTGACTCGGAACTTGTCGAGTTGTTGAGCGCCAGCCTTGCTAGACCCGTTGCCGAGCAGAGCCACAGTTTCAGCGTCGATGACATACTCACCGTCGCTCAGTTTGGCGTCGATCTTGTCCTCACGCCCATCGCCAGCACCGTTGACGGCGAAAGCGCGGGAGGTCGTGCCACCGTGCTTGAACTGGAAGTTATAGGATTCCAGTTGCTTCATAATGTCGTCAGGGACGTTGAGAGCGTAGTTCGGTTGGGGTTGAACATCAACAGCAAGCGTCGAGGCAGGGAGTTTGACGGCCTCGACGGTAGTCGGAGTGGGCTGATGATTGACATCTACGACCCTATCCGTCTGCTTGGCGTTAATGGCATTGGCCTCACGCATTGCGTCCTGAACACTCAGGTTAGACGGATTCGGGTTGGCTCGTGGAGAAGGGTCGGAAATAGCGTCCCACATTGCCTTATTTGGATCGACAGTTTTGCCGTTACCGGGCCGTTGAATGATATCCAAAGCAGCCAACTGCTCGGCAGTCGGAGCCGTCGCAGTCTGCACAGCGGGAAGCGCCGGTTGCGCCTTCTGAGTCGGAAGTTTGACCCCGAAGTTCTCATTGAGCCACTCGGGGCTATCAATCAGAGACATGCGCGGTTCGTTGTTCAGGATCGTTGAGCGATCCAGGTCAGCGTTATATTTCGCACGCTCGGCATTGGTCATGCCCGCATTGGACGCATAGTAGTAGCCGAGAGGATCGACGCCGAGCGGAGCCGCTTTGGGCTGCTCCTTCAGACCAGCGAAGTCCAGTTGGAACTGGTTCATGGTGCCATCGGTCGTGGGCTTGGCCGCCGCTTCGGCAGCAGCCTTCTTCGCCATGAGGTCGTTGATGTTCCGCATCGACGCGACGGTATCAGGACCCATAGTCACGCGAATGCGCTCAAGGTCGGCAGCAGAGTAGGCGTCAGTCGGACGACCAGTCGGAGCAGTAGCCGATGCGGACGCAGGGTTGGCGGGCTGAGGTGGCGTGCCAGTGGTCTTGACGGCAAGGTCAGGCGTGCCGGGCTTGGTCGTTCCCATACCAACCGTCATGGCGCTCATGCGTGCCTGCTTGGCGAGTTCCTCAGCCGTCATCGGCTCCTGAACCACGAAGCGAGCATTGCTGTTGGCAGGCAGCGCGACGGCACCTGCGGGAGGCGTGCGAGTGGTAGCGTAACCAGCATATGGGTTATCGACGCTGGTCGGCTGATTGCGGAGATCGAGCACGCCGGGGGTTTGCCCGTATTTGGTCATGTTCTGAACGGCGAGGTTGGTAGGCGTCTGGCCCGTGCCAGTCGTCCCGGTAGCAGTCGTCCCAGTGCCCGTAGTCGGAGAGGTGGGACCAGTCGGCGTCGTCGGGTTCGACGGCGTGACGACGAGTTTGGGGTCAGGAGTGACGCCGCTTGCACGAACAGGCACGCTGTTGAAGAACGACTGCTCAGGGCCAGCGCCGTAGTTGTTCCAGTCTGTGACCGACTTGGACACGTCACGAGGCGTCAGGTTAGCGAAGATTCCGCTCGGAGCCGGGAGCGCCTTCTTGAACAGGGCACTCTGCTGGAGAGGTGAGGGCGTGCCACCACCCGTCGCAAGGCCGTTACCATCGACGCCACTACCAGTCACAACGCCAAGGGCACTGAGTCCGAGTTGAGCAGCCCATGCAGGGTGAGCAGCGATCCAGTCCGCGATAGTGCCGCTCGCAAAGGCGGCTTGTGCCCCAGCAAGCATGGCTTCAGTCGTAACCATACCGACCCCGCCGGTTGGCACAATTGCACCTGAGACTGGGGTCACTCCGCCAACAGTTCCACCAGACGCGGTAGTAGCTTCACTTCCAATGGTCTCGACCGGCGCTACAGCCTCACCTGCAACAGTCCCCCCACCGCCAAACGCGCCGATGGCTCCGGTGGCGATGACCAACGGGATTCCATACTTACCAACCATCTCGCCAAGGGTTGCGCCCTGCTTGGCGAGATCATTCGCCAATACGGTCACGTTATCGAGTTCGCCTTGGACGTTTACGCTGTCCTGGTAGTTATAGTCCTGAAGTTTTCCGTCCTTAAGCGTCCCGGTCCCTTTGTCGTCGGCAGGATTGCGAGCGATGTTATCCCCGCCGGTCCCACCCGTAAGCGTGTTTGCAGCCAAGTTTCCGCCAACATTCACTGCCAAGTTCGCACCACCAGCAAGCGCGTTAGCGGCTGCTCCAGCACCCGTTACAGTAAGCCCGGCCACTTCACCGGCAGCGGCAAGGGTATTGGCGGCAGTTTGAACAGCAGCGGACGAAATGCCCGCGCCAGTCAACTGAGCCGCAGTGGCCCCGGACTGGATGGCCTTTGCCACAGTCATCGTGCCGTTGGCCGCTGCCTTAGCGGCTTCAGCACCGAGGGCCGTGGTTGCGGAGTTGACTGCCGAGTTTACGACTGCGGTGCTGACGCCGTTCGCAACACCCGCCGTTGCACCGGCAATCAGCGCACGCTTCATCGCGTCTTCAACAGAGCGGCCTTGCGCCACGCTGGATGTCATAGAACCGAGTGCCGCGCCAATTGCCGCTGCGCCCATCGCGTGAGCCGCTGCCCACACAGGGGCAGCAAAGGGAAACAGGATCGTGCCAATGATCGGCAGAGCGATGTCGGCAAGCATTGCAAGCGGGCTGGACTTCTTCGCGTCAACGAAGTCCGAGGCGGCAGTCGCCCAACCTCCGTTACCATCGTCAATCTGAACGGCCCAGGAGGCGTTGCGCCCCTTCTCCTTGGCGATCTCGTTGACTGCGGTGAACGCAGCGCCGACAGCCTGATTGCCCGATCCCTCGAACAGAGGTTCACCGTTCATCGGGTCAATGATGCGAATCTTGCCGTTATAGTCAGCGCCAACCTCACCGGCAAAGTCGCCGTCAGAGGTCATGGCCGAGAAGGTCTTGGGGTTTTCGTAAGCACCATAGGCAAGGTTGGTCTTACCCGGTTGCCGAGGGTTGTAGGTCAGGTCCTCGACGTTTTTCGAGACGTTCACCGCAAGATTCGGCATCAGCCATTCCTTTCGAGCATCGTATAGACGCGCATCGCCCACTCACGCCAATCGTCAAATGCGTAGGGGTCAGGTGCGTTCTTCTGGGAGTAGTTACCCCTCAGGAATGCCACGGCCCAATCCTGCCAGCGACTCTCATCCTGTAGGCGACCGAAGGCCCATGCGTCTCCTGCCGACAGGATAACACTATCGGCCCAGTCTGTCAGGGTCATACCGAACGGGTTGATCATCCAATTATGGTGCTGTCACCGGGCTTCAGCGTAGCCAGGATCAGGCCCATCTGGTAATCGCCACCGATCACATTGCTCTGGAACTTGAAGCGAAGCTGGCGACGCTGACCCTTGAAGTAGACGATCTGCTCCTGAGGCGTGTTCGGAATGTCGTAGATCGTCAGGATGTCACCATCCACTTCGGGCGAACGTGCATTGGCTCGACCCTTCATCTGGACAGTCATGTCGCCCGTCTGCACGAAGTCAGGCTCGATATAGACGACGCTCAAAGCGTGGTTGTCCTGAGCCATGACGGGCAAGCTGATGTCGGCGGTCTCGAAGTAGGACTGGATCGGCTGCATGTTCAGACCGTCGATCTCGTCCATTCCCTCCTCGTGAATCCACAGGCGGTAGAGGTCAACGTCGCTGAGTTCAGTGACGCGATCAGTTCCGTCCTCAGTCGCACGAATCGTCCCGTCCTCAGTCACCCGGTAGTCGGTGTCAGTGGTCTGAACCTCGACCCCGGTCATCATCGGCTTGGGGAACACAGAGGCAGGCGTCCCAGCAGAGCGTCCACCATTGGGTAGCTCACAGTCATACCAGCAGTCTTCACGGACGTTGTAGATGACAGCGTGAGAGCACTCGGTCGCCGTGCCACGGGGATAGCACCACCAGATTTCCCCGTAGCGAGGGACCTTGATGGCGAACACCTTCTGCCGGTAGTCCATGTTGATGCCGTCGAAGAACCAGTTCAGGTTCAATGCATTTGGCACTTCACGGACAACGCCGTTGAACATCAGGAAGCGGTCGATACCAGCCCAGAAGAAAATACCGTCATACTCAATGACCGAATCAGCCGACAGGATCGAGGATTGCGTCGAGATCGTGTCGAACTGGAAGACCGCATCACCACCAACGAAGGAGGCTCGGACCACAGCGTCAGCGGTCCAGAACAGACCGGACGGCGAGTTACCGGGACCACCACGGAGCGGAAGACCCTTGATGATTTTCTGAGAGGCGACGTTCGCAGAGCCTGAGCCGGTTCCCGTGAAGTCGATAGGATTACCGACGACGCTCCAGGCTATATAGCCCTCGTTCCCATAGATGAAGGTATAGGGATGCAGAGCAACGACGCCGCCCGTCACGCTATAGCCGGTTGGCAAAGCCGTAACAGGCGTCAGGGGGTCGGTGCTTAGTAGGTTGCCGTAGAACAACTGACCACCATCATTGTTGGTGATGTTCAGCAAGTTCGGAGCGACCTGAGCCACGATCAGGTTGTTCGAGGGGTCAGTCTCAACGTCGAACTGCCACATGTTATTGGGGTCAGTCGTAAGCGTTGCTGGCGTGCGGTTACTGACGACGCTCGTCGTGCCGTCGAAGTTGACGTAAAGACGCTCGACCTTGTTGGCAGACCCAGAGTGGATATAGGTCAGACCGTTATAGGTGTAGGCACTGATTGAACGACTGATCTCCGTCAGATACTTGCTCGCAGCCCGATAGCCTCCGATCTTGCGCGGCAGACCGCGTTGGAACCGGACCCATTGGCCGTCAACGTAAGCATCACCTTCAAACCGCGTCCCGTCACGCTTGATGCCGGGAAGCGACTTGATCTGGATGATCGTGTTCTCAGCCATTAGGCTTGAGCCGACTTGTGGGCTGCGACGAGGGTGTCGTAGTCCTCACCGATCTGAGACTTCAGGGCTTCGAGGACGCGACGAGCCTTGCCCTGCTCGACCTTTTCGGTGCGGAGCAGGCCGGTGATGCGGTCACGATACTGGAAGTCAGCAACAAGGCTAACGTCATCATCGCTCATATTGACCGGCAGTTGCTCGATGGGCGTGGCGCGATAGTCTTCAAGGCGCTTGGGCCAGGGTCCGAGCGGCAGGGCCTCAAGCATGGTGGTGTAGTTGTCCACATTGACCTGATAGGCGTAGACCTCCATCTCACGACCGAAGGCGTTGGCGACGAGGTTTTGGAGGTGTTCTTCAGAGGTGACCATTGTATGTGCTCCTAGTTGAATGCGACGCCGGTTCCGTTACCTGTTGGCAATGTGACCGGGTTGGAAAACTTGGTTCCAAACCCTGCGGCCCAAGGATATGCGGTAACGCGAGGACTTGTGTCATGAGCTACAGCAATTGCGGACCCATCGGCTGAGAACGCAACACCGTTTCCTGTGCTAGTGGGGAGGGTGGCAGGGTTTGAATATTTGGTCCCAAAACCCGCTACCCAAGGATAAACGCTGATATATGGGCTAACATCATGGGCTACCGCGATGGAACCGCCCCCAAAGGCAACTCCGTAAGCAAATGATGTGGGTAGCGTCGCCGGGTCTGAGTATTTAGTCCCGAAGCCCGCTGCCCAAGGATAAACCTGAATCCGGGGGGAACTCATTGAACCAACCGCCACATCTCCAGAGTTTGAAAAGGCAACAGAGTTTGCTGATCCAGACGGTAGAGTTGCCGGGTCAGCGTATTTGCTACCAAACCCAGACGACCAAGCATAAGCCTCAATACGAGGTGAAGACGAGGTTGCAACAAATACGTCAGAGCCGGTTGATGAGAATGTGACAGATTTTCCACTACTCCCAGGAAGTGTCCCAGGATCAGCATATTTGCTACCGAACCCTGCGGCCCAAGGATAGGCGTTGATATACGAACCTCCGTCAGCTACGAGGATCGTATTTCCAGACGGTGAGAAGGCCACACCACGAACCGAAGAAGTCAGACCAGAAGCGTCCGTGTATTTCGTTCCAAAGCCTGAAGTGCTCCACGGATAAGCGTATACCGTAGCTGCTCCGGCTGAACTGCCAGCAACGGCAATGTCAGACCCTGACGGCGTAAAAGCTACTCCGTTACAAATTCCTGAGGGCAGAGTTGCTGGGTCAGAAAACTTTGTCCCAAAGCCCGTCGTTGACCAAGGATATGCGGTTATATAACGACCAGCGTCGTGAGACACAGCAATCGCCGTGCTAGACCGAACGCCTTGTGAGAAGCCGAAGCTCCTTGCCGCCATCGCTCCGATAAATGTGATCGAGGGCATCTAGGCAAACTTCGTCTGAGAGGCCAGAACCGTGAAGGCCGATGCTCCAGTCTTGATAATCGTATAGCTGTAAGCATCGACGCTTGAAGCGTTACCCGCCGAGGGTGCTGCGTTCTGCCATTTTGTCGTCACCCCGGAGGTCGTGCCGTCAACCTGAACGACGTTGTTGTAATAAGCCGTAGCGCCTTGAGTGACGAGGAACACAACCGTGAGACACTGCCCGGTGCTCAAGGCGGTGTTCATGGTAGTTCCAGACGAGTGCCTCAGGTTCACAGTCCAGTTGGCCGCTGCGCTACTCGTGTAGTAGAGAACGCTCTGGGTCGAGACATCGTAGTTGATCGTCCCGGTCGCTGCCGTGGCGGACACCGTGGCAACTTCCGCAGCGTTCGTGAACAGGGCTGCATTGACCGATGACGAGCCGCTGAAGGTCTGCTTGGCCGTGAAGGTGGTGGCAGTTCCAGGAGCCACATAGTCAGTGCCGACAGTCGCAGCGGTGAACGCCGAAGTGCCGTTACCCTTGACGATGCCGGTCAGGGTCGTGGCCCCGGTGCCACCGTTCGCAACGACGAGCGTTCCGCCGACCGTCACAGCCCCAGACGTAGCGGTCGAGGGGGTCAGGCCCGTCGAAGCGAATGAGATTGTCGTGACGGAGCCAGATACCGATGTCCAAGCCGGGAGACCTCCGGACACGATCAGTTGCTGACCGTTCGTCCCAATCCCCAACTTGCTGATCACCCCTGAGGCCGAAGCGTAGAGAATGTCACCGGTCGTGTAGGAGGTGATGTTCGTGCCGCCATTGGCGACTGCCAGAGTTCCTGTGAGCGTAATGGCACCAGACGTAGCGGACGACGGCAGGAGCCCTGTAGTGCCACCGCTGAAGGTCGTGACGGCATAGCTGGATTCCGTCGTCCAAGCAGGCACACCGGCAACCACTCGAAGGGCCTGACCCGTCGAGCCAATGCCCAGCTTGCTTAGAGTCGCAGAGTCCGACGCATACATCAGGTCGCCGGTCGTGAAGGTCGTCAGACCTGTGCCACCGTAGCCAACCGCCTGAGTGCCCAGAGCGGCTTGACCAGCAGCCTGAGACGCAGCGTTGAAGACGGCAATACCGACAGACGTGCCGCCCAGGTTGATGAGGGCTCCACCTGCCGTCGTGGAACCCGTGCCACCCTCGCTGACAGCAACAGGGGTGGAGATACCCTGCGTGTCGGCCTTGAGCAGATCGGTGCCGTTGCAGTAGTAGATGCCGCGAGAGCCGCGCGTCACCAGAAGCGCAGGGCTCTGGGTGCTGGTCCTGACACTAAGGGTGTAGCTCCCACCCGTCGTGTCGTTGGAAATCCAGTATTGTTGGGTCGTCTTGGGAACGACGACATCCATGTTGGCAGTCAGGACCCCAACAAAGTCATAGGTGATTCGGTTGAGTTCGGAGCCCGAAAGGGCGTAGGGAGAACTCTTGCCCGTCAGGCTGATCGAGGTGTAGTCGAAGGCAAAGACCGCCGACTGACCAAGGCCGAGCGTCCACCACTCAGTGCCGTCCGTTACGATGGTGGCACTGTCGTCAGGGAGCAGGACGAGCGTCGAGCCCTCGTTGATCGTCTCGGAGCCTGATGGGTCGATGGTCAGATTCCCCGTGCCGCCGTTGCGGACAGACATGAACCAGTTGTTACCGACCGATGAGGCTGACGGCAGCGAAAGAGTGCCGACGCCGCCCGTCCACACATAGGCCGAAGCCCGGTCGGACGTGCCCGCAGAGTAGTTGGCGTTGAAGGTCGTTACCGCAGTTGCCTGCTCAAGGAGACTGCCGTTTGCGTCAAGGCCCGCTCCCGCAAGAGCCGATGCCTGCGCCTGTGCCGTCGATGCTCCGAATTGAAACGTGCGCCACAGGCCCGTGGCCGTGCTGTTGTCGTATAGATAGAGTTCCCAGCACGTCCCGCTCGACAGAGAGATAAGGGTCGTCCCCGTCGAACTTTTCACCGTGACGGTGTAAGGCCCCAGGTTATTGAACAGGATTGTCTGCCCAACGCCTGTGAGCGTCGCGTCAGGCATCGTAACCGAGTAAGCCGCAGTTGGCGTTACGTCGATGATCCGAGCAACCACATTACTACCCGTCGAGGCTTCGAGCGGCCACTCAAGCGTCGTGTTGGCTGATAGGGCCAGTGCCAGATAGGACACGTCCGAGGGGTAGATGGTGTTCCCACCGAAAGTCTGGGTAAACGTCGTCACCTACGCCTCCTTGCGTGCTGCGGAGCGATCAAGCACCTTGCCCAAATCCTCACCGTTGAGCATCGCTGCTGCGCGGTCATACATGCCCTGCCACACAGGGATGCGTTCGTCGTTCTTCAGGAAGGGCGTCGCTTCAAGCAACGTCCCATAGAGCAGAAGTTGGGGAGCGAACTCCGTGATCCAGTTGGTCTGAACGCTGTCGTCCAGCAGGGCCGGGAGTTCGTAATAGAGAATCTCGAAGGGGTAGTCAGCATCCGGCGTCGGGCTGATCAGCCAGTGTGAGTAGTCGTAGTCCGAATAGAATACGGGCTCTGCGGTCTGGGTGGCATCCGGCCAATACTTCCGCAGATACTCGTAGTCACGAGTGAACAGCGTCTTGTAGGTGTTGTTCGAGGTGCCGGTCCCAATGCTGATCGACACCGTGTCACGCCACCGGTCAGGCTTGTCGTATACCGGATTGCCGGAAGTCAGAGTGCCGTTGACGACATTGATGAATCCCTGGACCTTGAGTTCACGGGCAATGCGGCGTTCGGCAAGATTGATCAGGCGGGGAAGCTGCTCATACACGACCTCATCCGAGGCGAGGCTTGAACCCCGCTCAAGATAGCGCCGCACGTCCTCTTGCAGCGTCGTGAATGTCATAGTGGTCGCCATACAGCACCTGCTTGAGAGCTATTTGGTCGTAGCACCTTTTGGCCACGCTTCGACCGTCAGTCTATGCCTTTTAGCGCAATCTGCGTATGCTGTCACGGTTTCGATCTCCCAAGTCAATCGCTCGGGGTCGATCAGTGGTTCTGGCCTTGCTCTAAGGTCAGGGCACGACGCTGACAGGTTTGCCTGAAGCCGAGGCGTTGGCATGAGCGATTGAATCGTCGAGCACCCTGACAGCATCAGGAACAGGGGCACAATCGTTAGAAACTTCGACATTGCGGTATATCTCCCGAACAGTATTGGTGGCCCGGTCACGTCGCGCCAATGTGTCTGATTTGAACGCCTCATAGGCCTCGGCCTTCTCGGCCATCTTGGCCTCTGCTAGTTTCAACTGCTCCTGAGCGACCTTTAACTGCTTGGCTTGGTTGGCGTCTGCAATAAGGTCTCGGAGTTTATAGCCGCCGCCCAGTCCGAGAAGCAGGGCAGCGGCGCAGCAAAGCGCAGCAAAATTAAGGGGCATCAGCTTTCGGCTCCGTGCTGTTAGTGCCAGTGACGAGTGCCATGACCGCCGCACCAGTGGCGGGGAATAGAATAGCCAAGCCTGCCAGATCGACGGGCAGTCCGTGAGCTACCATCAGGATAGGGGTAGACAGACCTGACAGCAGCATTGGCAGCGAGTAGACGCGCCCGATGCTCCAGGTCTTGCCGTCAGGGCCGGTGAACAGGTCGGTGATCACCTTGTTCATACCGGCAGGCCCTCTGAGTAGACGGTCTTGCCATTGACCTTTGTCGCCGTGAGTTCCTGATTGCGGTTCGGCTTCTTGGCGCAGTAGGACACATGGACCCAACCGGAGTCAGTCACACCGGGCTTGGGGAACTCGCGGATCACCTGATCGTGCGGGAGGTGGACGGCGATGTATCGAGCCAGTTCGTTGTTGCTGATGCCGGGAATCTCGATGTCAGCAGCCTCACCAAAACAGTGCTGCGAGTTTGACGCGCCACCCGTCGCCATGTTCAGCGCAGGACCACGGAAGCCGGAACTGATGACCACGGGTCGATTGAAGTGGTTGCGGATCGGTTCGAGAACATTGACGCAGAGCGCCTTGAGGGCTTCGAGTTGAGCGGGGTTCGGGTCGTTGACAAGACCTAGGCGCTCGCCGGTCTGGCTCTTGGTCAGTTCTTCGAGGGAGAAGTGAGGGGACAGTTGCATCAGGAGCCTTTGGAGAACCACAGTTCAGGGTGAGTGATGATCGAGCCTATCACGCCGATGGCGAGGACAAACGCCGCAATAGCACCGACGACCTTGCTGGCCATCTTGGCAGTGCCCAGCAGAGCGCCACCTGCCCTCCAGGCTTCGAGAAGGCCCTGCATGTCGGTTTTCAGGTCAGCGTGGTCCTTGATAATCGACTGAAGGTCAGAGTGGACCGAGGTGATGCGGTCGTTCATGACATCGATCTTCTGCGTGAACTTAGCCATGTCGTCGCTGTCAACGACGCGACTACCCTTGATCACCTCGCTGATCAGTTCAAGGTCTTTAGCTGAGATCGTCAATTCATCATCCTCAGGCGTGCGCGGTGGCTCCGAGCGGGGATAGGGTCGCATCGGAACCACCGCGCCCAGAGGGGAGCACTGCCTCTGGTCGGTGAGGTGCATCAGGGCACCAATGGGACATCTGGCCGACAGAAGCGTAGAGTGATCTGGTCGGGCTGACGGGCGGGGAGTCGATAGGGATCGAACTCGTCGAGGTCGGCTCTACAGACCATCAAGCCTGGGGCATTTGGGTCCGATTGGAGGTCGTCTAGTGAGAACTTGCGCGAACAACGGGCGCAAATCCCAATTCCAAGTGTTGTCTTGCCACGAGTGTCTAAATACCTAGGCATTTCAATCACATAGTGTAGGGGCTGATATTAGGTGCAATCATCATGGGGGAGTTGTCACGCTCCTCCATCTGGGCGATGTAGAGCGCCTCCTTGGCTTTTGAGTCCAGCAGCGGGATCATCTGAGGGTTAGCCTCTGCGAACTCAAGCGCCAACTTGGCCGCGAGCATCGAGACGATTGCCTCATACCAACGCTGGGGGACCTCGATCTCCTGGGTCATGGTCCCAACGTCCATGATCTGACGGTGACGCCACACGACGATCTGCTGGGTCGTTGCGTCCGCATTGGGAACGGGCCACATGTGCATGATCGGCTGGCGGACCTGACGGTCGAACCAGTATTGCAGGGGTCGGTTGTTCTGGAAAGTCTTGTTCGGCAGGTTCGTGTAGTCGTCCCGATTCAGACGGGCCAACGGAATCTCGGTGGGCGTGTTGCCCAGATAGACCTGACTGAACGACAGCGTGCCGCTCGTAGCTCTGACCCGGAAGTAGAGGCTAGAGACCGATGAGTCGAGGTCATACCACGTCCACTGACCAGACGTGGCGGAAGGCGTCTCGGTCTGGATGGTTGTCCAGCTTGACCCGTCGTCCGAACGCTCAAGGGCGATAGGGACCGCCGTGGCAGTCCAGAGCACACCGACGGTGGACACGAAGGTCGAGGAACTGAACTGGGTCTTGTGAGTTGTAGAGGTGTCAGTGTCCGTGCCGGTCAGGGCTTGGAGATAGCGCAGATTGGCATTGAGGATGTCCACAGTGCCGACGGGCGTGACGACATCGCCCACGCCCTCATAGAGCGGGTAAATCTGCTTCTCGATACACCAGAGCGGAACACCCTGATTGGCGAGATCACTGAGCAGGAGGTAGAGAGCGTCGTTGGCAACTTCGACATGCTCAGACGACAAGGTTTGCGGCGGCACCTTGCAGCGCCGCGCAGCGTTCTCAATCACCTTACGGGTGTTGAAACTCGTCGTTGAGATCGTGTCGGAGAAGGCCACGAGTTAGCACCACTTGGACTTAGGCGACCCACCCTTGGCGTAACCGGCACGAGCGGCAGGCTTACCGACCATATCGCGCAGGGACTGGGCGCGGCCAGCCAGGAGTTCGCCACCCTCTTGCTTGCGCTCTGCACGCTGCTCGCTCTTGGACTCCTTGACTTCGTGCTTCTTCATCGCAGCCTTGGACGAGTAGGTCTCGCCGGTAGCCTTCTCGACGACCTTGCCGCCGCGCTTGTAGCCACGATCCGCGCTAAACTTTGCGAGAGCACCAGACGAGCGGGCAGCAGCCATGTCGTCGTAGTCGCTCATTTGGTCCTTGTAGGAGGTGGCAGCAGGGACGCCTCTGACTTCAGAGGGTTTGCCGGTCGATCGAGAGGCGGGACTGTCAACAGGGTCATAGCCACCGGGCTTAGTGCCGGGAGTTCCCGTGAGACCGGCTATAGCGCCCTTAGGATCGCCGTAACTTGCAGCAGCTTTGGCGATGCCGCCAGTCGGCTGCGGATTAGCACCCAACCGACGAGCAGAGTCCGCAGCGTAGTTGTCACGCCAAGCCTGCGGCAGACCACCCTTGCCGACGGTGGGGGCAGGCGGCGCAGGACGCGGAGCCACACGCGCATCATTCATGTTCTTGGAGGTTAGAGGCTGGCCTTGAGCAGGCATACCGCTCGGACGCGGAGGCACGACGCCTCCGACGGCAAAGCGTTTGGCGGGTGCCTTATTGGCAACCTTGCCACCATTCTTAAAGGGCCTCACGGGACCCTGAGCCGTGCCGTAATCGTTCGAGCGAACAGGGGGCATGTCCATTTGAGGTCGGGCGGGACCCTGAGCCGTGCCGTAATCGTCCGAGCGGACGGGAGCCATGGGCGAAGGAATTTTCGGGTTTGAAGGCTGAACGGATGGCGTAGGAGCCATAGCCGAAGGAATTTTTGGATTTGAAGGCTGAACTGATGGCGGAGGAGGCATGGGCGAGGGAATTTTTGGATTCGGAAGTTGAGTCGGCATACCCGTAGATTTGACAGGCTGAAGGTTGCTCAACGGGCTGGGAGAAGGCTTGGTGTTAGCCATCATAGGTGTGGGACGCGGCGCAGGACGCGGAGCCACCATCGGACGCTGACCGTTCTGCATCGGAGGTGCAGTGCGAGCGTCATTGACGTTGGCGCTCGTGATCGGCTTGCCCTGAGCAGGCATCCCACCGGACGCAACAGGAGGCACGACGCCACCGACGGCAAAGCGTTTAGCGCCGCGCTCGCCCGGAGCCCTGTCCTCGCCCACGCCGTTCAGCATGTCGTTGGTCACACGGGGTTGCGGCTTGGGAGCAGGCCTGCCGGGAGTGATGATGCGACCAGCCTTAGCGGCTGCAACATCCTTGGCAGTGGCAGGACGAGTCGGAACCTCGTCATAAGAGCCATGACCCATCTGAGTTTTGGTGGTGTCCTTGAAGCCCTTCATGGCTCGTTCTCCAGTCCTGAGGTCTTATCTATACAGTGAATCAGCGAGATTGCACAGAGCGAACGAAGCCGCCCTTGGCGAATGATTGAGCGGGCTTCTGCAACGACTGAAGGCCACCCTCCATCGGCTGCTGGCCCTGAGGCTGCTGCGGAGGTGTCATCGCCCCTTGAGGGGTCTGCGACTGCCCAGGTCCTTGCATCTGCTGGGGAGGTGGCTGAGGACCTTGAGGGGGTTGCATCTGGGGTTGTGCAGGCTGCTGTTGAGCCTTTTGCACATAGGCTATCGCGTCCTCGATCTGAGCCTTGACGTGCTGTGCTCTGCGGCCAAGGGACAGGTCGTGCATGATTAGTTCAACTTAAACCACTTGGTGACAGAAGAGACGTAGATATAACGCACAGCGGTCGAAGCGGCCAGTGCAGTCGTGTTGGCTGATAGGGTCTGACCGCTGTTGGCATTGAGCGTCAGGGCTGTCACCGCCTGGGTCGATGAGATGCCGACGATGAAGCCATCGGCAGGGGCAGCGGGCATGGTGATCGTGCCCGTAGCAAGGACGCCAGCCGGGTTAAGGATGAGTTGCTGGACCCCAGCCCCAATGGTCAGGGCAAAGCCTGCGATGGGCACGTTGTAGGTGTATGACTGCTTGTCCACATAGGTCTTGACCTGTGAGGCCAGGAGCGAGACGGTCGCTGCCGATTGGGTTGACTCGAATAGCTCGGTGCCGCTGAGGGCGGCACCGGGCGTCATTGCGCTGATCTTTGTAGTCATCAGTATGCTCCTGCCGTGGTCACAGCCTGCAACTCGCTGTTGGACATCGCGCGGGGGTAGATGACGATGCGGCGGATGAAAGTATTCACAAATCGCACTTGGTCAGGTCTGGTGCCGACAGATAATCGGTTAAGTCCCGTTGGGACTGAAGTTGCAGCCGTCGAAGCAGCAGACCCGTTTGCAGACGCCTGCATATTCGATCCGACGAAACTAAACGCTTCCCCAACATTTCCAGTTGATGGCACAGCGATCTGAACAGAAGTCCCAGCCACGTTAGCAATTGCCACATTGAAATAGGCATTTGAACTAACCTGCGTGTTATAAGCTCGATTAGCCATAGATCCGTCTGACAGATCGGCGATTGCATTTAACAATGCGGAATATGCTGGCGCGACGTGTGAGGTGAATACTGACACCGCACTCGGCACCGTTAGCCCCGAGATATACCCCACGTCCGCCGACCGGGTCACGGCCACGGAGGTCGTCGGGATCGGGCTGGTGGCGAAGGAGCCTAGTTCGAGTTGTTCATGGGCGATATAATAACCGACCGTGGTCCCGTCGCCCGTGATTGCGGCACTGGAGCCGTCAGCAGTCCTGAGCGAGACATAGAGCGTTTCGGTCGTGGCTGTGGTCGAATAGGTGACAGCAAGGCGGTAGAACCCATTACTCATGGGCGTGATGGCTGCGGACGTGTGGCCCGTTGTCCCGATTGCGCCGGTCTGGATGTTGAACCATGTGCGCTTGGTGGCGCTTGATGCCGTCGTCAATTCAATCCACGCATAGCCCGGCCCACCGTTCAGACCTGTCGCGGCCTTAACGATGGTTGAGAATGTATAGGTCGATGTGTTGGCGACCGTTATCGCACCGGACTGAATTGCCTGTCCGCCGGGGGAGCCGTTCGCGGGAATGACCGCAATGGCCGTCTGACCGGTTGGCGCAACGACTGCCGATGCCGCCGCCGTTGAATTGATTTTTAACCAGTTTGAATTGGTCGCGTCGTTGCTCTGTAGCGCGATGTTCGTCCTACTCTCCTCCGCCAGATACCCCGCGTCCGTGATCCTGGGCGGTGCGACGGTCACAGCCGCTGTCGTGGTGGGGATATAGGTCGAGGCCGTGGAGCCTAGTTCAAGTTGTGCGCCCCAGACGATGATGTCACCTGCGACTGGTGATGCCGGTTGGCTAATAGATACGTTTCCGGCAGCAGCAACGCCCGTGATTGAAAACGTAAACCGCTGCCAATCCGTCGTCGCTGTGAATGGGGACGAATAGGCGTCAATGGTCCCATTGTAGTATTTCAGCCTAAACGCGCGACTACCAGACGCCACCTTGGCATAGACCGATAGTTGGTAGGTTGCAGCCGTCAGGGTTTGAGATTGATATACCTGATCCCCCACTCCACTGGAAAAGGTGATGGTGTCTGCCGTAAGTGTCCCATCGGGAGCGGTGGCATTATTGGCTACAACTGTAGAGCCTGACTTTACCCAAGACGCATTGTCGAACGTCTGAGACTGAAGCAGCAGGTTCGTCACACTCGGAAAGAACTGCAACGAGCCGTCAGCTTTCGGCGCGTATGACCCGGTGCCAGCAGGGGTGCCGCCCGTGTAGGTCCAGCCGGGAACAGCCGTCACAGATGGGTAGCTGACCCCATTAAGCATGTAGTATGCCTGACCGGCAGACCGTGACCCAACGAAGTCAAGAGCCAGCATCGCGTCCGCATACGGAGCCGTAGTCCCGAACAGCAGTAACTTCTTGACCGAAGGACGCATAGTTAGATCGCCGCAGTGGCAAGGGTCAGCTTGTAGACTTCCGAGTTGGCGGCAGGCGTGTAGCCCGTGGCAGTTACCAGATAGCCATAGAGCGTGGAGCCGCCGACCAGCTTCATCAGCTTGTTGATGTTGTTGATCTCGACATAGAGCGTAGAGCCAAGGTCCACGGGCGTGCCGACGATGACATTGCCCATATAGACCGACCTGTCACCTGACGGGAGGTCCCAGGCCGCGTTGTCCGCATAGGCCGAGGGCGGCGTTGCTGAATAGATGTGCAGAGTGAAGAACGTCATGCCGCTCGGCACAGCGGCAATATCAAGCTCCAGCCGCGTGCCGGTCAGGATCGCCGTGCTGCTCGCGGGACCCACCGAGCTAATCGTCAGGACGCCGCCAACCACGTCAACCGCGCTATAGGCCGTCGTGTTAGCCGGTCGAGTGATCGTGACCGGGGCGATGTAGCCCCCGTCCACACTACCGTCATTACCAACGATAAAGACACCGCGAGCAAGCCCAGCAGTGTCAGACAGAGATGGGGTCTGGAGGGCAGTGGTCGTAACAGGAACGACCGCCGAGTAGCGGTCCAGTTGCTGCTCTCTAGAGCGCGTTGCCATCCAGTGGCTCCTATGAGGTTGACCCTGCCACCGAAGCGGCAGGGTTCAATAGATTAGACGCCGGTCGTCTGGACGTATTCAACAGAGATGAACACCTTACCAGCAGTCGGCTGACCGACGGAGGTGACAGTCACGACGACCGAGGTGTTGGTCGTGATGTTGCTTGCAGCGAGAAGCTGGGCAGCGGAGTAGGTCGGAGCAGCGCGGCCAGTGGTCTTGGCATTGACCGAACCGGCATACTGAGTGCCAGCAGCGGCGGTGCCGATGGTCAGGGTCGCGGACGTGGCGCTGTCGTAAGCGGTCAGAACATCAATGTTAAAGCCAGTGATGATCGAGTTGACAGGCAGGTTGAACGTGGCGCTCTGCACCAGGGTCGCGTCGAAGTTCAGCGTCGCGCTCTGAACAAGCTGGGCATAGCCGATATTCGACCCGCCCGATACGCCAGCAGCCTTATCGCCGGAGGCGAGCGGGCCTGAGAAAGTAGTTTGAGCCATCAGGGCCTCCATGAAGTTCCGCGCAACATAGCACAGAGGCCGATCTCATGGCTAGTGGCGTGTAAGAGTCCAGCGTTTCTTGCCGCAGTCGAATATCCTTTGCGCTTCAAGAAGGAAAGTCATCTCCCTCTCGGTCCTAGGGTCAGTCTCAGGATCGAACACTTCGCTCGACCCAATCTCCTTGATGCGCTTCGGGATCGACTTCCTCTGCCACGCTGACTTGGGCAGCAGTCCGATCTTCTGATGATAGACCTGATAATCAGGGTCGGTGACTTCTTCAAGCGTGAAGCCAAGGGACTCATACATCCCACCGTCAAAGTATCGGTTGTCAGAGAACGACTTGATGACGGGCGGATCATACTCACGAATGAACGCCGTCATAAGCCTAGTTGCCCCTCCACGGACAGTTATGCGGGTCGCATAGCGGCTAAGTGTCCAAACCCGCTCCGAATTGGCACCACGGTCATTGGCTCCGAACGTAAACCTCATGCACGCAACCATCTTGCCCGAATAGAACAAGCCGTAGTGTTCACCGCTGCCTGCTCCACCCTGAGGGTGATATTTGTCGTAGAAGGCCGAAGCCTCACGAGTATCAACCTTCTTAAGTTCACACTTCCGAGCCATGACGCTGCCACGAGACTTGCCAAGTGCGTTTCGGATCAAACGCTTGATAGCCTCAGGGCGTGCGAGCCATTCGCTCTCATAGATCGTCAGAAGCCTGATACCCTTGGCCTTGCAGGCTTCATACTTCTCCAGGTGACGATTTCTAGCCGTCTGCTCCTCTTTGACGCTGGAAGCTCCGTGCCAATATTCTCCGCAATACTCGATGGCGAGTTTATGATCGACCAGATGGATGTCCAGTTCTTTGCCGCCGAGCGTTGCCCGGTCGCGGGACATGGGCTCACAGAAAATAGACACGAAGTTGAAGATAGCCGCTTCACCCTTGGACCTGTGATGTGAGCACTCAGGGCAACCGTGCGCTCGCCAGATGTGATGTCCAGGAGTCTGCTGAAAGGAGCCGTGCTTCTTGCAAATGATCGTAACTTTTGATCGTTTTCCGGCGTAAACGACCTGACTGTAGTCGTAGGCATCTCCGTGAACGGCACGAGCCTGAGCTACGAAGGTAAACGCGTGACGAGCGATCTTGGTCGCAGCGGTCTTCTTTCGTGCCTCTTCAATTCCAGACCAAGTGCCCTTCCTAGCATTCCCACACACAGGGCAACCCCTCCCCGCATTGTGATTGTTGTATGTCGTCAGAAACTCACCATGCTCAGGGCAAACGACGGTGATCTTTTCCGCCGAACCTCTGTAGACAACCTTGGAGTAGTCATACAGACCCTTGTGAGTTTCAACCATATTGGCAATAGCTTGCCCTTGAGTCAGGCGCTGCTTTGATCTGCGAGTAGCATCCCCACACGCAGGGCACCCAGCCCCTTTGGGTTTACGGAGTTGGCCGCAGTATTGTTTGAACTCGCCGTGCTCAGGGCAAATGATACCTGTGATGGGCTTTAGCGCCTCAGTGTAAACCGCGTTTGAGAAATCATAGCGATCCAAGACCTCTTTGGGGAACTTGGAAAGGACGCGTTGAAGATCGTATACCATTGACTATCCGTTTCATAAGGACTGAACTTACAGATAGTTTACGCTTTAAGACCTTCAATGTCAACGCCCAAGAAAAAAGGCCCCGGCGTGAACCGGGGCCTCAAAAACATCAATGTTTTCAGTGGGCTAGGTGCCCGGCGTTCCGAAGATCGCGCGAGGGTCCGTCCAACCAACAGCATAGCGTTCGGTCGACTTGAACCGCGTGGAGTCGGTCTCGAAGTCTCCTTCCATCCCTTTTTCAAGGCCACGACGCTGAACAACCTTCAGACCTTCCGGCGCGTCGGTCTTCACCCACCAAGCGGTGGTGGAAGTGATACGCGAGAGGTTGGCCTGACCGTCGTCCAGCATCCCCATAGACTTAATGGGGTTGATGTCGTTGTTCGCAGTGCCAGCCCGCAGGACGGACTTCAGCAGCACTTCAGCCTGGAACACGTTGGACGGGCCGGTAACAATGGCCTTCGGGGTAAGCCGAATGCGCTTGTTATTGTTGTCCACCGCGTTGCGGATTTGAACAAGCATCTGCTCCAGAGAGGTCTGGGACAGGGCAGCAGAGGTGGTCAGCACGTTTGAGAAGGTGCCGTTGTAGATCGGGTGGTTGCTGACGTTCAGAGCCACGCCGTCGCCACCGAGATACGAGCCGTTGAAGGCGCGGTTCAGGATGTTGGCGGTGAGGGTCTCCTTGGTCTCAACCATCGACTGGCCAAGGTGCTTGGCGTAGGTCTGGCCGATACGGACGTGATCACCATCCTCAACGAGGACCTTGGTCAGGGCGAAGGCCAGACCGTAGACCTTGTAGAGGTAACGCTGGATGAACAGCACGCCACCGGACTGGTAGGTGACGGGCATGCCATCGGGCAGTTCCGGGGCAGCACCGAAGCCGTATTGAACGACTTCTTCATGATAGGCGCGCGGAATACCGGTGATCTGCTCGAACACCTGTTTCCACTCGTCTTTCCGCTGGTCATAGACTCCGTCAAAGCTTTTGTTAAGGATAGGCTCAACTATCGCTCTGAAGTCCGTGCTACGCATAGGTGTAGCCATAACTAGTTATCCTTCTGGGTTGTAGTCCGGGGATTCTTGATCCCTCGGATACGTTTTTCACGGGTCTCAGGGTTGTCCCATGACTTACTGATCCCTTCTGACCGGCCAGCGAGCATCGCCGCCCGCTTTTCAGGGTCCTTCCAAGATTCGCGGCGCTTCTCAGCCATACGCTCTCGGAACTCAGGATCGGCCCAACGCAATTTAATAGCTTCCGAAGCGGCTTTGCGCCGCTCATCAGTATTAGCCTTCTGAGCATTTGCACGCCTCGCAGCGTCAGATGCTTCAGTGCGAGTCTTTTTCTTACCCCGCATGGATTCCGATACCCTGGCCTTGTAGTCAGGGTCGGCCCAGTTGACCAAGTTGTTGGCTTTGGTCGCTGCGCTACGCTTTTCGCGGATCACAGGGTCCTTAGCCATGATGGCTGCGCTAACAGCAATCTTGTCCTTGGCCGATTGCGGCATGACAAAACCGGAACTTCCTTCGCCCCCGTCGGTCATGTTGGTAAGACGCACGCCGGATCGCTTCAGACACTTGATCAGACCCCGCTCCAGTTCAAAGGCCGTGGCCTCATCAGAGCAGTCGATTGACCCAATCAGAATGTTCTCAGCACCGTGTTTCTCAACCACATGGCCGTGATGGCGGTTGCGGTGAGGGGTAGGCTTGCGTCGGCCACCCACACCCTTGCCGACGTAAAACACACCGAACTGGTCGGTAGTTTCAGGCCGAGCATGGATGTAGGCGTAGTAAGTCACGTTCTCATCCGCTCTTAATAAGCGGCCACGTCAGCGACGTTTTGATGCTCGCTGATTTGGACCTGAGCGATGACGTAGGTGTCACCCCAGTTGTTGTCGGCACCGGGCGTGATACCCAGCAGGCGGAACGAGGCATTGGTCGCAGCGGAGGCCACATCCAGCATCATAGCCGAGATACCCACAGTGGAGTTGCCCGAGCCGATGGTGGTGAAGTCATACTGCTTGCCGATGTCAGTGATAGCCAGAGCGGCATTCGACTGAATCTCGTAGGTGATGTTCGGGTCACGGGTGACGTAAGCCACAATGTCAGTGCCAGTGGTCGAGGCGGTCCACTTGTTGGAGAAGCGCCGACGACCGTCGGAGTCGGTCCACTCAACACCCTGGAAGGTGCCGATGAAGCGATCACCAATGGCAGCAGCCGCAATCGTGCCTTCGCCAGTGGACGACGGGACGATCTTGACGGGCTGGTTCTGGAAGATGTCGGTAGCATAGGTCGAGCGAATCGTCATAGCCACCGGGCGCAGAGTGCCCGACGGATGAGTCGCAGGACTCAGCCCGAACGGGGCGGAAGTCGCAGACATGAATTACCTCATTGATGTGAGGTGAATGGGAAACCCGCGCCTAGTCGAATTGACCACGGCGCGGCGCGAATTGACGCATTTCCTGATAACCTTCGTCCTCATAGACCTCGACGTTATCACGAGCGGCCTGATTCCTGATGAAATCAGCGGTGTCGGCAAGTTTGCCTTCTTCGCGATTAGGTGCATCGTGGTGAGCTTCCTGCATGAACATCTCGTAGAGACTCATGGGTAGCTTAAACGCGAGCATCTCGTTGACACCGATCATACCCGCCCATTCGCCGGTCTTCTGAGTCGCGTATTCCATACCGGGAACTTCCTCGGGACGAACGGGCTCATAGCCAAGCTGCATCCGGCGATGGATGCTGTCGCGGGTGTTGGTCGTAGTCAACCAGCAGAGGTGCCAACCAGGGATTTGAGGGAGGTCGGGCAGTGCGTCGTTGAAAAGTTGATTTCGGAACATGTTCAGCCGGTCGTTGTCGCTAATGTCACGACGCTCTGTGACCGCACGGTCTTCAGATTGCCGCGAGCGACGACTGGCTCCAACTTCCTTCGCAAGGCGTTCGTCTACTTCCATTTGGCTGGCTCCTTTTAGCTGGCCGATTTGTCGTAAGCAGCGTATTCCTTGAGCATCTGGTTCCTGAGAGCAACGTCGTCCCAGTAACCAGCGTCCATCATAGCCTGCTTGCGTTCAGGTGTCACGTAAACTTGTTTACGCGTCGAAGTGGGTGCGTGTTGGCTTACCGTTCCTTGCGGAGGAGCCTTGCGCTTTGTGCTCGTTTCTTGAGTCTTCTCAGCAGTTGTGGGTCTGCCGATACGGTTGTTCAAGCGACGAGTCAGTTCCTCGTAGTATTCCACAGAGCGAGGATCATATCCCTCGTTCGGGAGAACCCGGTCGATGGCGAGGGCAATGGCGCTCTCCTCCGTTCGGCCAGAAGCATCGAACCAGGGGTTGGCGTCAGCCCACTCACGGGCGAGGGATGAGATGCGGGGATCAGGACCCTGCTGACGCGGTTGAGCAGCCTGCTGCTTGGCCGCTGCAAGCTGGAGGACCTTGTTCTGAGCCTCCTCCTTGAGGCGCATAGCCGTGACCACATCGTCGCCATTACCAGCCTCTACGGCACGAGCGATAATGGCATCAGCGGTCTGGACCTCGCGCTGGGCCTCGGAGAGCCGGTAGTCGAGGCGCTCCTCGGTCTGACTGCGGACGGACCCCTCGATGTTGTTGACCCGCTCCATGAGGAGTTGGTTCTGTTCTCGCAGCAGTTGGAGTTCACGCTGGGCGCGGTCTCGTGCAGCCTTCTGGACTTCACGGCGCTTGCGGTTCTTATTAGAGGCAGAGGTCTTTTCCTCCTCGTCCTCGGGCTCATCAGACTCAACTAGGCGCTCGTCCTCGGAATCTTCGGGTTCAGGCTCTACCTCAGGCTCCGGTTGTTCGACCGGGATGTCTTCGGTTTCAAGTTCAATGACCTCGATGTCGTCATCGTCGAGTTCGTTCGGGTCGGACACAGCTTTTCCTTTCTAATGGCAGCTATGCAAAGTGGCGACGGGAATATCGCCCTTAGAGGAACGCCCGCATGGCGAGGGGATCGCCAGTGATGCGTCCAATAATGTTGAGGTCGTCAAAAATGACGAAAACGGCTTCTTCCTCCTCGCCGTCCACCTCGTATTTCACGGTCCACCGGTCGCCGCCATATCGCGGCACGCGCACAAAGTCGCCAACAGAGCACCAGAGCCCTTCGACCCAGGGCTCCAAGGTGTTTCGGTTGTGGAATGCCAAAGGGCCAAGTGCAATCACCTTGGCGACCTGAGTGTTGTAATGTTCGATCTCGCGGACTTCACTCGTCAGAATGATGCCGCCCTTGGTCTTGCGCTTAGGGGTGCGGACCTGGACCAGGACCCGAGAACCGAAAGGTTCGACGCCGGGTTCGCAGATGGGGAATGCTTCGTCGATGCTTCCGTAAGCAAAGTCGATCTTGTTACTGATCTCTTTCATGTGTGCTCCACATTCTTGAGGGTTATTGGTTTTTCTTGTCGGCTTCCTCGTAGAAGTCGATGATGGCGTTCTTTGCCATTTCGAGTCCGTGATACAGACCCGAGCTACGGCCAAACTCGAAGGCGTCTCGCCCCAAAGGCGAAGCAAGCAGACTCTTTGCGAGTTCCGCTTGCCTTGCCTCCAGCACCCTCAAGAGCATTTCGACCCTCATGCAGGGGTCTTCGGCGGGTTATTGCCGCCCGTAGCACCCTTGCCAGCGCCCGTTTCGCGGGGAAGACCCATAGCGAGGGCCTTGTGCTGGTTGATGGGGGGATTTGCGGGTTTCGAGGACTCTTTAGCCATATTGGCCTCCTAAATCTCAGGGGTTGATGCCGGTTCCGGTCGAAACGGCAAACTTTTCACCACTGATCGCCTCGGCAGCAGCAAGTTGCTTGGCCGTCTCGTTATCAGAGGCGTTGATTTCGGCTCGGGTCTTGAGTTCAGCGGCTTTCCGCATGTCTTCGCGGTCCTGGCGCAGCTTTTCGATCTCAAGGTCCATCTCGGCGCGGGATTTCTCGACATTGACCCGGTTGTTATCGACCTGAAGGCGACCCTGGTCGTATTGAGCCTTGCGTTCAGCGTCCTGCATGTCGATCTGGAGCTTCGGATCAGGGGCAGGCTGCGGCTGGAACTGCTGCATGACACCAATCGCCTGCTCGATGACCGCAGGGAGCGCCGAAAACGCGTCCTGAGCCGACTCCACGACGGTCTGGGACGCTTCAGCGAGCATTCGGTCGAAGGCGCGGCGCTCGTCCTCGGTCTTCAGGTCCTTCATGGCGTCACCAATGTCCTCATTGGCCGCACCGGTCCCCAGATCATAGACCTCAGAGGCATACCACAGGGCCACATGCTCCTTGATGTGGTTCAGAATGCCAGGAATGTAGGTCGGACCGATCAGTTTGCTCATACCCAGAGCCGGATTGACCAGATAGGCGAGGTGGGTCTTGAGGTGAGCGAGGTGATCCTGCTCAGGGAAGGCCACAATCGGACGACCCATCGTCGCGGCGACGTTCTCGTTCACCGCGTTCTGCATCTTGGGCGTCATTTCGGGGTTCAGAAGGTCCTTGCCGTTCTGAATCTTCAGCACTTCGAGGATGCGCTCCTCGACCTTGCGCTGATTATACATCCCCGGAATGGCAGCAGCCCGTTGAGCGACCGCCTGAATCTGTGCAAACCGCTGGGTCTCGCTGAAAATGTTCGGGTCAGAGACCGGAACCACGTCCATCGGACCATTGAAGTCCTTGCGGGTCGCAATCTCCTCGCCAACTTCCTTCTCGACATCCTTGTCGTCGAGATACATGGCGTTCAGACGGTGGAGAATCCCCAGCATCCGGCTCATGGAGTTGTGCAGGCGAGCGTGAATGGCGGAGAACACCGTCATTCCCTGCTCGATCTTGGCAAGCGTCGTGCCGACGGGCGCATACTGACTGGTGTCAGTGGCGTCGTCCATCGTGGTCTTGACGACGCCCTTGCCTGCTTCGACCAGGAAACTCAGAAGATTGAACAGAATGGGCGACGGCGGGTTGAACGGAAGCGGCATGGCCAGTTTCCGCACGTCATCGACGTTCAGGCCACCCTCGATCTCCTCGACCTGGGTCGGCTGAATGGATAGCGTCTGACCGCCTTTAGAGCCACCCTTGAGCTTCAGCATGGTGGGCGCGTTCTGGATGTGTGCAGAGTCCAGCAATGCACGCAGAGCGCCCGTGGTGGCCGCTGAGAGGCCACCGATCATGTGGACGATGCCAATGGGGTAGGCACCGCGCCACGGCACGAAGGGGAACTCCACGAGCCACTGGAGTTCTTCCTGAGTGTCGTCGTCCTCGGCCCAGTTGCGGTAGATGCTCAGGACCTCGCCCGTGGACTTGTCCACACTGATGATATAGGGCGCGGGATCGCCCTCGATCTCGGCAGTCGCGTAAATCTCGAAGACCGTCCGCAGACCATCCTCATTATACGAGGTGGCGGTGCGCCCTTCGATCTTGTCGTTGGCAATGTCGGCTGACGAGCGTTCAGGCTCCATGCTGACGGGTGTCAGGTCCACGTCCCGATACATACCGCTCTTGACCCGACGCTCGTAGTCAAGGCGGGTCAGATACTGGACGTGGGTCTTGCGCTGTGCGGAGTAGAAGTTGGAGGCAGCGAAGGGTAGGTAGATGTCGTCAATGGCAACGAACAGGAAGTTCGGGCGGTTCTTCGCCTCGTCCCACGTCACCTTCATATACTGAGCGCCACCTAAAGGCACCTGGGTCAGAAGCTGCTCCATCTCAGACCTGAACTCAGGGCTTTGGGTGGTAAGCTGCCAGTTCATCAGCGCCGTCTTGCGACGCGCCTTCTTGATCTTCTCTGAGGTGATCTCGCCAATGATGTTGTCCTTGACGGGACCGGCAGGCGGCAGTAGCTCCTTGGCCGCACGGGACGCGAAGTCAACACAGACCTCGGTCAGCATCGGGTGAACGACCTTCGACGCGCCCTGGAACTGAGCGCCACCGGGAGCGTCGTCGCCAAGACCTGTGCGCCGAATGCCCTCCTCATACTGCTCGTCACGCTTCTTGCGGGCGTCACGGTCCCGCTCGATCAGTTCGATGAACTCGGAGGCCAGTGTCTTTAGCTCGTCCTCGGGGATGGTCTCTGCGAGGTTGTCGTAGAACTCGCCCGACACATCAGGCATCTTCTCATCGAGCGTGACGATAGCGCCGCCGTCCTCAGTGTCCTCGACATCGGAGGGCTCGACTTCAGGCATGTCAACAAGCTCGCCCTGAGGCTCTTGCGGCTCGTCATCGTCAAGCATGTGTGTCCTCAAGTCACTGAGCGTGTGGCGCGGCAATGTAACAGGTGGGGTCTTTAGTGACAAGGTTGAAGCCCTGACAGCAAAACGCCCTCAGGCTGTGGGACCTGAGGGCGTTTCATGAAAGTCCCTCACGGTTTGAGCGTCGCATTACTGCGCTAGGCTCGGAGGGGATGTGTTCTAACTACCACTCTCTCGGCGTTACGCCAAGTGCCGTCTCAGCATCAGCGACGGTCGGACCCGTCTCAAGCCCAACGACCAGCACTGGCTTCATGAACTCCTGCTCGATCTCATGCAGTCCGCTCATGATGCGGTCGAAGTTCTCGCTGTCCGAAGGCACGTCGCAGTGCGCCATCGACCACCACGTCGCATTGTCGTCGTCATAGGTCAACGCCTGCTCGAACGGAGACGGGTCAGGGAGCGTCTCACCCTTGAGCACAGCGATGGTCAATGCCTCCTGAAGCGCGTCGTCGATTGCGACCATGATCTCCGACACAGAGTCAGCATCGGCACCCGCATCGGGGAAGTCAGGGAAGACCGCCGAGTAAGCACCGTCATTGGCAGTAATGATGACCGGGTAGTGAAGGCGCATAGTCTTCTCCATTACATACGATTTGCGGGGAACGCGTCCGTGGGTAATCTTGGCATTCCCACGGCTATACTATCGCGGCCAAGTGCGGGTGGGAGCGACCGCCCACCTCGGTGTGTGGCCTGAGCGACAGAGGATCAGTCTGTGTATCCGCTCAGGGCTGAGGGTTGTTCCTGGAGAACGACCCATTTATCTCATACCGCGTAGGGATTGACAACTGGTTTTCTAGGCGCTCTGACCTCATCCCTCTCACGCTCTTTCTCCTTCTCTCGGCGCTCGAAGGTCAGGAGGTTTTTGTCCATCATTAACCGGATAGCCTGAGTTACCGAATCCAGGATATCGTCATGCTTGATAGACCCGCTACCCGTGAACGCACAGAGTTGAGCGACCAACGGTTCGGCCCATGTGCGCGGCCTGCCCGGATACTTCTCGCTCTCTGGCAACCAGACCTGACGCCTTGCAAAAACCGCAGAGACCATGTGCAGTCGCGTCAACTTGTCTGCCCGACCTGGGTTATAGGCGTAGGCCATGATCCCTTCGCGTTCGAGCGTCTGCCTCAAGCTGATCCCTGAGCCCTTGTCCTCAATGATCACCATGTCGATCTTCTTGCCCGACTCCACAGGCTTCGATGATCCGAACATGGGGGTAAGCAGTGCTGCGTCCTGATCATCGCCGTATGTGATCAGAAGTTCCTTCTTAACGCGCTTCACCAAGTCAGGCAGACCTAGTTGCTCCTGCCAGCAGTCCAACAGCAACGCATTGCTCTTGCCCTCGTGCCTGAAGACTCCCCACACCGAGCAGGCAGAGTAGTCAGCGTCGTGCGTCTTCTTGTTGACCGTGGCCTCGGTGAAGGCCGTATCGAGCGACATGATCACCCATTCGAGGGTGGGCAATGGCTTTTTGGCAGGCCAGATTCGGAACCATGACCGCTTGATGATCCCCGCCTCCTCAGGGTCGATCAACTCACCGAGAATCTCCTGACGACCCATCGTCGTGCCGCCGAAGTCCTCCTCCATCTTGTCCAGAAAGGACTGAGGCAGGTTGGCCTTGTTGTCGAAGGTGGCACCACGAGTTATCACGCGGTTCGGCTTGTTGATTGTCAGCTTCCGCACAAGCTCGATGGGCTTTGGCGTTGTGGTCCAAACTACCTGCGGTCTTGGTCCAAGTCGCAGGCCCATCATCGCCATGTCCCAGGTCTCCTGGGCGTTCTGCCAAGCGGCAAGCTCGTCGCAGTTATGAACCAAGACCCCGTTCGCGAAGTATTCTGGAGTTTCCGCCACCTTCAGGCAGAACACTGACTGTTCCCCCGCAGGTTGCCAAGTTGACACAACGCTGGCTGCAAAAGTTTCCGAATCGACTCCGGAATGGAGTTCCGCATTCGGCGCAGATTCGGTCAACCTTCCGCTTCTCCTCGGCGCGGATCGTCGAACATTTCGCACAGACGCATTTGCCTGCGGGACGTTTCCGTTGAATTGGTTCCAGACAGTCTGAGCACTGGACGGTGTAAAACGGTAGAGTAGACCAGTCTGGCTGCTCGATCCGTCCGCGCTCATAGTAGTGATGGCGCATGTGGTCAGCGTTCGAGATGCACTCAAGGTTTGCGAGGTCGTTGTTGAGTTTGTTCCCGTCCTTGTGATGGACATGGAACCCTTCCGGCGGTTCACCGAAGTTTGCAACCCATAACGCTCGATGAAGTCGCACCGTCCGCTTTGGTTTGACGCTCTTGTCGGTTCGCTCGTAGTAGGCGGTGCTACCTGTCCCGTAGACGTGCCACTTTTTTCCGTTCCACTCCACGCACACGTCACACATACCTGATCCTCCGTCAGCAGTTGGTCCAATCTCGTCCAACCAAACGGAGTGTATACTGGATGGTCCCCAGTGCCTACTAAATACGACCCATTGCTGAAGGAAACTCGACCAACTTCAGCGGGACGACTGGCGTTAGCGATTACGGTTCGAGCGCCGTCTCTAGTCATCACCATGTCACCAGGAACGACGGTGCGAATCTCCTTGTGAGAGCCATCACCCATCGTCACCAGCGTATCGCCGGTAAAGCACCACATCAGGGACGACTGGGGACCGCGAAGTCGTTCTGGCGACTCACTGCCAAACCCTCGGATGATACCGCCATTGGTCAGGGTGATGATCAGATTGGTCTTGTTGTAGTCCTCAACGAACTCAGGCGGGATGATCGAAAGCAGTCCGCTCTGACCCTCGAAGCAGGTGAACCTCACGTCCGACAGGGTGGGCGCAATGACTGACTTCGGCAGGGCCTCAGGGTCAGTGAGCGCCGCATTGGCCAACCACTCAGCGCCGACGCGGGTCTTCCCGAATCCGCGCCCGGCCATCACGCCCCACTCGATCCAGTCACCTTCGGGCGGTATCTGCTCAGGTCTGGCCGTGGCGCGCCAGCGGGCTTGCCATTCGAGGTAGCGTAGGGTTGCAACGGGTAGTTCGAGTAACTCCTCACGGCTGAGGGTCGCGATGTGATCGAGGTCAATCATTCACTGAGCCACTATGCACTGGGTTCGATCCCCTTGGTTCGGGGCAGCCAGGAGTCAGCCGCCCTACATGAGCGAATATGGCGGTGAATTGCTTGTAGTGCAAGGGATTTTGGGGTGTCGTGGCAGGGTCCCCGGTTTTCAAGCGACCGCCGTTCGAGCGATACACTTCCTGCATCTCTTCGGCCTGAGCCTACTTTACCCAATGGGTGTGTGAGTAGGGCGTTCTCACCTCACGACAGGGGGCACTATAGGCGCTCTGGTTTGAGTTGTCGCGCTTTTGCTCAGTGTGGTTTGACGTTTTGGGGTTCGAGCGAACTGGTGTGGGTGTCAAGTGGCGCTTGACAGTGGGGGCTTTGGGCGAACTGCGGGGAGGCTGAATAGTTAATGCCTTGGATTGGGGTAGCCTGCAAACTTGTCGCTGCTTACCGTGGGCTAATAGTTAATGGCTTGGATGCTCAGGGCCTGCAAACTTTGCGGTGGTGCATATACCCACTCTCACCCCCCACCCCCATGTTTTTCTCCCCCTCCCTACCCCCTACCCCCTCAAAACAAACACCCCCCCCCTTACCCCCCTCATGCCTAGCGCGTTACCCGCTAAAGCCTATGGGTCTAGTAGGTAAACACCTTGCAAGGTGAGCGCCAACATAACCTAGAGCTACAAGCGTCCAGGTCAGAACCTACAATCTCGCACGCAATTCCCTGCCAGCTACAAGGCAAGCGCCGTCCAGGTCACACCCTAATGCACCGTCACCCCCCGCGCCTCGCTAACACGCAACGGCACGTAACCCTCAGACGTGTGGGCAATCGCCCATGTCGCAAGCTCGCGGGTCTCAACCGCGTCCCCGTCGTCATCCAGCCATGCCACGACTGGCGCGGTCTCTCCGTCGTCAAACGCGACAAAGGCAAGGGGCGTGTCGGGGTAGTCGGCCATGACCGATTAGGTAAGGCCATAAGGCAAGCGCCGTCTAGGGCTATCAGCGCATAGCAAAGCGCCGCGCGGGTTAGGCGCGGCGCTTGACAGGTTGTGGGTTGTAGTTAGTGGCTAGTCGTAAGCCATGTCGCACACAAGGCGGTTAGCAGCAGCATCCCATGCCTCATTGATCAAATCCGTGTCAGCGTCATTTCCTGTATATTCACGACCGAAGATGACTTCAAAGGCGTTAGCCATACACACGTTTGCATCCATGAAATCATGAGATGCACAAGCGCCGTCATAGGTCGCGATCTGATTACGGCGGCAAATCTCTGTGAAGGTCTCTGCGCCACATTCGGACTTGATTTCATGGATGAAGCGTTCCGCAAGCCGGTTCATAGTCTCAATCTCCCGCGCCTCATTGCGCCAACCCACACTAGCGACACGTTACAAGGTGTCAACCCGCTATTTATCCATTAGCGATCAAATCCGCCTTACGCTTTCCGTTGCCATGCGCGGGAAAGCCGACTACCGCGCGACGATTAGCGACAGAGCACAAACCGCAACGGGCGCACGACATGTCATCCCGATATGTGGCGGGACAAACCGTGACGGGTTTCCCTTTGGGCGTCTTGGGCTTGCCAACCCTGGCGCGATACTCTGCCAAGGTCTCAAGCCATTGTCCCGAACGATCCGCCTTGCGTGCCATGTCCAGAGGCAATACCGACACGACGGGGGCAATGGCCAAGTCTGCCAGATCGTCGGCATGCTCTAGCGTATTGCCCGACAGGTTAATGGTAAACCCGCTTGCGTTAGCTTGCGAGATTGCTTCGCGTTCCGATGCAATGGCCACAGGCTTGTGTGTGAATGTAAATCCGCGCTTGCCTTTGTTGGCTTTTACCAGACTGGCGAGCGCGTCAAGGTCTATAGCACCATCTATGCCGGGTAGATCACCCGCTTGATTGTGACGCCACAAGGTCCCTTTAGGCAATGCGGCAATCTTGCTCATAGCTTCGGACCATGACAAACCCGCCTTGCGTTCGCCAACCTTGCGCCAGAACAGCGCAAGCGGTCCAGCTTCTGCATAGCATCCGCCTTCGCTAGTCGCGTCTGCATGGTGCGAGTTAAAAGGGCAAACAGCCGGACAGGTATCCGGTTCCGTCGTCGTGACAGGCATGCGCCCAGTTTTGACGTTTGTGGACATAGCCGTGAACGCGATTTGATAAGACATCTGAATTTCCTACCTGCGCTTGATTGCGCCTGGACACACTAGCGACACGTTACAAGGTGTCAACCCATAAAGTTAGAGCCGTCTAGCGATAATGCCGACGAACAGCGGCGCGGATGGCGGCTTTAGCGGATACATAGGTCCCGCAAGCCCAGCGCACGGGTTGACCCTGGCGAACAAATCCGTATTGCCAGCTACCGTCTTCAAGCTCACGCGTTTCGACCGTCTTTATAAAATCGCGCTCTGTCATTTGAGTCATTCCCTAGCGCCTGATTGCGCCGTGAGACTGACCTTATACATACGCGCGCGAGGGTCAAGCCCCTATTTAGGCTTTTTCCCCTTAGCCATAGCCGACTGCAAACCGTCTAGCAGTGCAGACTTAACCGTGACGCTGGCATCTCCGTCACCCTCGGCGTTTGCGTGTCGGACCTGGACGTTATCGCCGTAGCGCTTGGGGTCCCATTTGGCGAGTAGTTGCATGCGCGTATGGATGCGGAGCTTATCGCGTTGGGCTGGCACGTCGCCGTCAACCTTTACAGGATTGCGCCCTTCAGCGATTGCCAGGGTGTCTTCGGCTATGGCGTCAAATCCCGACGCGCGCGCACGTGAGATGGCTTTAGCGATTTGGGGGTCTGCTTCGGACCAAAGCCAAACGCTAGAAGGGTCAGGCATTCCGGGCGAACGGCAAATCTGCGTCATAGGCTCACCAGTGGCCAGACGCGCGCAAATCTCGGAAACAACCTTATCCCGGTCAAACTTTGGCTTATCGCCCATAGGATCACCCTTGTCCTTGACGCCCCTAAAATAGCCGTTAGGAGCGTCAAGGACAAGGGTTAGGCATCTCAGGCTAGGTCCCAGCCTTCGGGTAGATCAAATGGGCTCACGCCCAATTCCTCAGCCGCTTCGATCCTAGCCCGCGCTTCGGTCAGGTATCGACCATAGGCCTCATGGTCTGCCATCTTGAGAAGATGGGCTATCAGCAAATCAGGAGAGGGTTTAGAAACACCCAATTCGACGCGCTTAAGCTCAACAGCCCTTAGCGCGTCATCCAGGTTCGCAAACCAGCCCGCATAGTGCGCCTTGCCCTTGTGGGTAACCTTAGCGCCGTATGGCTTGCGCGGGTCAGCCGTTCGATAAACACCTTTTGCCATTAGACCAAATCCCATCCGTCGGGAATGCCACGATAGACGTTCGCAACGCCCAAAGCCTTACGCCCTTCGATCAAGGCCGAAACAGCCTTATCGAAATCCATAAAGCGCCCTACGTAGTTAGGCTTCCCGTTGTGATAGATGGAAACGTAAAACCCATCCCCATTGACCGAAATTCCTGGAATGCCAGACTTGCCGGCTGGCCGAGTGGGGCGAGCTAGACCACCAGCGTCCTTGAACGCCCTCACGCCGTCATCTTTGCGTTTCGACAGGTTATCCATACGAACGAATCTCCTTCTCCGTTTTGTTAGCAACTTACCTATATGCTATGTTATCAACGTTTGCAACGTCTGAGGCCGACCCATAAGGTCTGCCCAGACGTTGTCAACGCAATGCTGACAACGTGAGCATTAAGCCTTAATGCTCACGTTGCAAACGCAACCTAACAGGAAATCAGCCAAAACGCGCCCCATTCGGACTAATCTCCGTTTTGTTAGCAACGTCACCTATTTTGACCCTCAGCCCAAAAAACATATTGACAACCTCGAACGCTTCGCCCATAAACAACGCACGCCAACACGGCGACGCAATCATTCGAAAGGCAAAACCCAATGACCCCGTATCAAGCTCATGCATTCGTCCAGATGCAGGATATCGCTCTGCCAATCATCAAGGCGTATCATAATGACCTTAACGAGCATGATCGCCGCACCATCGAACGCTCAGAACCTGGACACGTTTTCCTCTGGGCGCCCCGTGAGTGCGGGACTCACCTAATCACCCTCGCTCGCGCAGACGGCATAAACTCCGGCGCGGCTGATCACTTCAAAGCCATTCAAAGCTCTGAGTCTGATACCGCTTGGCATGTGATCATTATGAAATCGGACTGCGCTACCGTTCGACCGGTGTCATCCAGTGAAGCGGCTGCGCACGTCAAGGAAGTTGACAGGCGGTCCCACATTCACGGGGAACCCAACTTCTATGCCTTGCACATGTGACCCAGGTTGCACCATAGCCGACAACCGGCCCAAAGGTCCGAGCGCCAACTGAGCGCGGCGGACCTTTCAGGGTGTGAGCAACCCTGCTCGAACCAATAGGACATAAAACAATGCAAGCGATCCAGACCAAATACTTCGGACCTACTAACGTTCGCGGCTCCAGGTTCAAGGCCACATGCGCGGCGGGATCGGTGACAGTTTCTATGAGCTACCCACTCACCCTTGAACAGAACCACAGGGAAGCGGCCTTGGCGCTCTGCGTGAAGCTCGCATGGGATGGGGTTATGCACGGCGGGACACTGGCAGACGGTTCTATGGTCTGGGTGTTCGATGACATCGCCTCACCGTCATTCACAACCGCCATCTAACCCCCATTGACACAACCTCAACACCCTATAACCTGACCCTTGGCACACACGCCCAATCACAAGGACTCGAACCAATGACCAGCACGCAACCCACTATCGCCAGCACCCATAGGCTCTGCACCTACTCGGAACGCCGTCAATGCCTCCTATGGGGTCAGCTACTGATCATGAGCGATGGGGCTATGTGGTTCCATCCCGAGAACGGCGATAACCCTTGGGACCTTGGCTCAGAGCCTGAAGCGCATAAGGCCAACAGCCAATGACCCTAACCATTCCGCCATTAGAGCCTAACTGCAATTCCTGGATTGTCGTCCGCAATGACACGGGCAAACCCATATACGAGACGACAGATCGCGAGATCGTCACATGGTTCAAGCCTGATCTCGTCACGGTCTACACGGCGCTTCAATGGCTCCAAAAGTTTAACGCTCAGGTGAAGGCTAACAGCCAATGACCCCCGAACCCATCACCCCAGACCAACCCCTTCGGACATACGTCCAAGCTCGCATAGACCAAGCCGCCAAAGCATATTGGGCCACGATCATCAAACCCCATACCTACGAGCAATGGGCGCAAGCCGACGCAATCGAACGCAAGGCCCAGCGCGACGCAGAGCGCGACTGGCACGCTAACAACCTGGACAATGAGGATTACAGACCAATGACCAAAACTCAAACCACCAACCCCGAACCTGACAAGCCCTCAGGTCCACTGCGTAAGTATGACGCCCAGCGCATGTTCACAGATCACATCCTCGAAAGCCTGGACGACGCCACCGACGAGCTATTCAACTCAGGCCAGCCGCACTTTATCAACGGGTGGGAGGACTCGGACCTTGAGCAACTGCTACCCGCCATAGTCGCTCAGTTCGACCGGTTATGGGCACGTCACAACCCATTGGAGGCTGAAGACGATGCGACCTAGCACAATGGCAAAGATGGCGCTTGGGGTGATCCTGGTGGTCGGACTGTCGATCATCGCCGCCCATGAGGGTTGGGGCTTCCTGCTAGGTATCACCACCTTCGCAGTAACAACCCTTGGGCTAGGTGGCCTGATCGTCGCAGCTACAGGACTATTCGACAAATGAGGCCTAACTCAACAACTCTTCAGCACGTCAACCTGTCCGCCATTGACGCGGAGATCATGAGAATTACCACCATGCCGCCCCGTCACCTGTCCACCGCCGTCAAGGTCCTTAAGACTCTTGTCCTTTGGGCAGTCCTGCTAGGTGGCCTGTTCGGTATCACCTTCGCCGTTAACCCGCCTGATGACTTCTTACCCGTCATCTTCCTTGTGGGCTTTGGCGTTGGCTCATTCGGTATGGTCATGACGCAGGCTGTTTGGAACGAATGGTAATGACCCACAACCCCTTCCCCACGGGCACCCTCACCCACCAGCTATTCGACCTACCCATCCCCTCGCTCCTGGAGATCACCACACAAGGCCCTACAGACCGCCAGGTAGCCGCTTGGGGCACTGATACACACACCTACACCCGATGCGCTCACATGGCGCTTGCAGCGGCCTACAAGGCCCTTACTGAGGAGGTATGAGATGATGAGTCCTTATAACTATCTGTCCAAAGTTCTTAACAGGATCGCCAACCGTGCTGCTATGACGGCGGCTTACACAACTTGGACAGACGACTTCTGCCGCAGAGAGAACCGGGAGACTTGGCTAGACAAGGGTGATTACCCCTTCGGCAGAAAAGTCACCATCGCTGATCTTTCCGCCATGTCAGAGTCCGACAAATGGGCACTGGGGATTGCCCGTTGGGATGAGGACCTTTGGGTCGTTCCCCTTTGGATGTTCAATTACATCGCTGATGGGGAGACCCTTGTCGCCATCGACGGGGAGCGCATCGTCAAAGGTGTTGATAAGGTGGACCTGGACACTCGCGCCGGGAGTATGGCCTACGGCTTTGAGGACATCAACCAATGACCCCCGACCAATGGTCAACACTACAGGACGACATCGCCACAGCCATTGATGACAGCATGGACATCGACTGGACCGCCAGCTTTGGCGCTTGGGCAGTCATCAAGATGCTCAGGGCATACGGCTATGAGATCAAAGCGCCTGCTGAGGACCCTAACCAATGAGCCTGATCAACAAAATCAAAACCTTCGTATGGGACCTTTGGTGTCCTGAGCTTAAAACGATACCTGGAAACATCAGCTACGACTGGCAGCCATACCCTTACGAGGCGTTTGCTCCCGGCGACGTGGTGATTGCCAAAGTCCACAAGCATCTTGGACCGAAGCACAGCGCCGTAGTGATCGCCAGCGAACGCGGACTTGTCTGGCTTCGATACGTAGATGGCTTTGACACCTTGGTCCAAGCCTGGAACTACGAAACTCTGGACCCCAACCCATGACCCACAGCCCCTATAGCCGACCCAAGCGCGGCGAACCCCGTATGGACTACATCACCCCTCGCACATCGAAAACAGCGATGGCCACTGAGCTACTGCGCCAGGGTCAATACCCTGAGGCCGTAGCCCGTATGCTCAAGCTCTCGACCCGCTATGTCGAGCGGATCAAGCAGTCGATGAGCGGGGACCCTGACCGCACGGCCACACAGGCATCAGACCAGGCGCTCAGGTGCCGCATCCATGAGGAGGCACTCATCAAGCATGGTGGCTTACTGGCGCTCAGTGAGGTGTGCATCGGCTATGAGGCCAGCGGCGCTAGGCGCATGGTCGCAACGCTTCCACTTATTTACTTCAAGGCTTAAGACCCATTGACACTGCACCCAATTAGGTGCATCCTAACCATCTGAGCGGCCAGTTGCCGTGCTAAGGAGTTGAAATGACATGGCTAATTCTCGCAGTGGTCCTGTTCGTAGTGGACCAAATGACGGACTGAATACCAGTGACCAGCTTGCCCACCTGCTTCGTAACGTGATCAAGCCCCTTTACGACGAGCCCGAGGCTCATAGTTACAACGACATGCTCGAAGCTTTCGGGCGCATTCTCAAGATCGCAGAGATCACAGACAAGGAGACTGAACAGTGACCGACTACAGCAAAATGACCAAGGCCGAACTGATCGAGGCTCTGACCCTGGCCTATTCGGACATCGCGGCGCTTGAAGACATCAACGCTGACTTCATGAACACACCCCGCCAGACGCACTCGAACTACCCCTCTGGCTGGTGGATCGGTATCGCCCTGTTCGCCGCAATGGTGATCCCCTGGTTCTTCATCGCATTCTGGGTCATGGGTCGATGAGCGACACGATTGAAGACCTCGAAGCTGAAAACGCCAAGCTCAGATCGGCGCTCAAGGCCATCAAGCACATGCTCGAAGTTCCTAACCACCGGGACATCACCCCAGAGATGATTTACTGCGCCGCAAGCAGGGCGCTAGACGGAGATGCAAAATGATCTGGCCCGCAGCCGTCGAGAAACCACCGCCTGAGTATATCGTTCAATCCTACCAGATCGACCCATCGGTTGAGGTCTATCTGGCTCCAACCGAGGTAGATCGGGTCTGCCAGCGTCTAGGCGTCACAGCACGTCCCCCGCAGTATATCGTGGCCTGCTACGTCCCGCTGAACGATAGGGTCTATCTGCCGAACACATGGCGCGGTGACGCCCTCCAGGCGCTCCGCATTCACGAGCATAGCCACAGAGTGAACGGCTGGCGTCATAACTATGAGAGGACTTGGTGATGATCGACATCAGCAAAATCAAACCCGGCGACAAGGTGACGCTGGTCCCGCTGGAGGTGGTGAATGCCTGCTCGCAGCCCTCCGCCGTGCTGAACCCCATACAGGTTGAGGTGCGGGACAGGCATAATCAGCATCGGATATTCTGGGTTGGACCCGACCAAATAGCCGCCCACCACCCTGCGCCCCGCGAGATCGAGGTGGGGGATAGGGTGCGAGATAGATCGCATTTAATAGGCGAGGTTCTCGCCATCGCTCAGGGTTACGCAATGGTGAAATGGCCCGGTAGCGCCGTGACAGCGACACAATACCGCTATCTAACCCTCGTGGAGGGCGACCATGAGTGTGCTTAAGCCGTGCCCGTTTTGCGGGTCCGACGAGATCGAGGGCGAGATTGATGTTGGCGACGCGTTCGTCTCCGCGTGGTGTGTCCGATGTGGTGGTGAAGGCCCGGCGAAGGAATATGGGCTTGGCCTGGACTGGAACACCCGCGCCGCCCCTGACTGGCAGGACATCAGCAGCGCGCCTAGGGATGGGACGTGTTTTCTGGGCGTGGTTGACGGGTCCGTCCGCCTAGTAGGGTTCGGTAAGACCTCACATGTGCCGTGGCGGGGCTTCTGCCTAGCCGATCAAGGCGTAGAGGATTTCGACATCTGCACGCCGAGCGCATGGATGCCCCTCCCTGCCCCGCCGAAGGAGGTGGGGTGATGCGGTTGGTTGGAACGGTCATGTTCTGGATTGGACTTATCGGAATGGCGCTCGTTGTGGCGGCGGCCATCGCGTTTTCGATTACGGCGTTGTTTATCCACGGAGGCATCGTGGGCAAAGGGGTTGTCGTGTCGGGCCTGTGTGCGGCCCTAGCCGTTGCGGGCGCAGCCATCGTGGAGATGAATTGATGACTGACACCCTCACCCCCGGCAGCGAGTGGCTGCTGCCGGTGACGAAGATAGGCTCAAGTTATTCCGACCCCCACTACCGGTCGGTCCATTTGTCGGCGGGTGTGCAGATATTCCTGTCCGAGCAAACCATTGCCACCCTCATCCCCGCCTCGCGGCTGGCCGATCTTGAGGCCGAGGTGGCGCGGTTGCGGGCTGGTCTTACAGCAATTTGGGACGACACCTATCCGCGCTCACACCAGATTAACGGTCAGTGCAAACACGACCGTTACATCCATGAGCAATGCGAGGAATGTATCTGGGACTATGCCCATAGCATCCTCAACCCAAAGGACTAACCCATGACCCAACAACACTACCCCAGTGGAGCAAGACACATGCCATTAGAGAACGACTTTACCCGCGTGTTCGGTGCAATCAAGGAGATAGAGGAGCGAGTTGAGCAACTTGAACTCGGAGACCCTGATCTGTGCGATATGCTTGCTGATGAGAACCTCACGCTAAACGACGATATTGTCGATCTGATCGACGAGAACGACCAACTTCGCTTCATCCTCTCAATCCTGGCAGCGGTGAAGGACGATGGCTGGATCGAGTGGCATGGGGGTGAGTGTCCGGTGAGTAAGGATATAAGAGTTGATATCAAAACCCGAGCAAGCGGACACATTTATAGCGGAGACCTTGGTGGCGAGTATTATTGGCATCAAAGCGGTCGTCCCAACGACATCATCGCCTACAGGATCGCACGATGAACGACATCACCTCACTGCTCATCTCTCTCACCGTGATCGGCGCTTACATCACAGGCATCGTCAACAGCGCCGTGACCTCCAACGTCGTCATGCTGATCCTCGACCTCGTAATCCCGCCAGTTGGTATCATCCACGGGATCGGTATCTGGTTCGGAGCTTGGTGAGTATGAACCAACGGCGAATTGAACTGCTCCAAGAGGCTGTAAGCCTGATCCTAGCAAGCCAAGACCTCGAAGCAGCAGCCGAGATCGCCAAGCGTGCCAATGCTGAACTCATCGCGATCACCGATCCTGTTGACCGCGATGAGCAAGGTGCAGTAGGGTCTGTGCCCACGGAGTCGTCGTAATGACAGGTATCGAGAAGGTCGTAGACATGGCTGGGTCGCAAAGTGCGCTTGCCCGTGAACTCGGCGTCGCCCATCAGGTAGCCAACCGATGGGTGCGTCGAGGTTATGTCCCTGCGCGCAGGGCACTGGAGATCGAGATCAAATACGGTGTGCCAGCCCACGACCTTGCCAAGCCGTCGCTCATGACGATAGCCGAACTGCTTACCGGCGACGTGCCGTGAGTGCATCTGTGCAGTCCATCAACCCGTCCGTCCGAACCCTTGAAGCGCCGAGCGAACTGCGTGCGCTTCAAGGGTGGATCATTTGGCGCTACGAGTCA